ACCCACCACTTGCCATTGCAAACCCGTAATATCCACTGATAGGTGTATACTCAGCCATAAGGTATGGCCCAACATTCGAGTCAACATTGATGGCATTAACTAAATCTTGAATAGCTGTTGGTGAAGTTGTGCTGTATGGAAATACTGAAGTATATCCAGTAACGGGATTGTCTATTTTCAGTGCAAATGATGGACTTGTGACGAATCTAGCAGTGAAACTATTGTACAGTTCACCTGCATTTCTCGCGGTAAGTTTAAGCGCATATGCTCCTGTAGTCGGTGCATTTACTCCGGTTCCCGTTTGATTTTCTCTGATACTTACGTTGGCATATTTTGGTTCTCCAATACGCATACCCCTTACATCAGGAACACCGGCTTCGGTATTATCGAGCACCTCGAAAATACCTCTGGTAACATTGCTTGTTTCCACTGGTCCAAATACAGACTGTGCTTCATCTTTGCTTGCGACTTTGACTGGCTGATTGATAGGACCATTCGATGCAGATCCAATCACCAGAATACTAGAATTAGTATCGCCAGTCTGTAAAGCCTGAAGATTTCCATCATTAAGTACTGTATTGATGCCAGGCACATATTCGAATTGAGCCATTGATTATCTCCTTATTTAACTCAAAGTTTGCGTAGGTGAAATCCCTATCGCATTGCAAATTGCTGTGTATAGGTCTACTTGGGTTAGATACTGTTTACGAATCAGCATCCACCTTGTCGTTCTGATTGAATATACTAACTTTGCAGCTTTTGCCAATGGTATTCCTCTATAGGTATAAGATGATCTTTGTGTAAATCTTATCTCATTTATACCTTTGGCTCTGAATGAGGATCTGTTAAGATCCATAAATACTTCGAACCAATGAATAAAATCCCACAGTTCATTCAGATTATCAGCGGCTAATATGAAGGTTATTTGTTGGTCGAAGGGTTTTACATATACTCTATACTCAACCCCGTCCATCTCTTCATATCTGCCAGTATCTTCATACACTATTTTCTTTCTGGAATCTGCACCCATCTCTCTAGACGCTGACCCAGGAACTCTACTTGTTAATTCAAAACTGGCTGTTGGTTTCAGAGTTGCATATTTCCCAAGAGCAATGTTGGAATTTCTTTCATCTTCTGTTATGCCAAGTCTAGACAATATAATGTCTGGACCATGTGCAACAATCTCATATTTGTCTACGTATCTACCGCTAGCATCTTGGATTTTCGGACAACTTTTCATGAAAGCTCGAGCTATGGTATCGTATATAAACCCATCAGTATCTGAATCACCAAGAACTCTAATATTAACAGCATCAGAGTCTGGTATATCCAAATTGACATCTATAAAACGGGTATATAAAGTTTCGTCGCTCATTTTACTTTACCACATTCTCGAATCTCAATAACCAATATCCTGGTTTGAGTGACATCTGATATAAATGTGTCATTCCTATCTTAAACTGGGTCTCTATCTCAAGTCCAACCAATGTGGTCGGTTTGGTAGTTTGCCAATAATTAGGAAGAATGACTTCATCATTCTCTTTAATCAAAACTCCAGCTGGGTTGGTTGCTGTTGGGTTTATCAATGGTACTGCACAGTCCCAGTGAATATCTGGCCATCTACCATGTGGATAATATCCTTCCGACAACCACCTTCCCATTGGTTCTATCCAAACCTTTAAAAAATAGTCAGTGTATGCGTACACTTGTCCACTAGATGTTTTTCTAAGTTCATTGTAGTCTGAAGACCGGGTATTCAAGTCATAAACTCTGACTACACCCCATCTTGCTACATTTTCAAAATGGACATCAAGATTCAGAGTATACGAATTCGTATCAGCAGATGATGGCCATCTAAAACTCATTTGTGGTACTCCAGTATTCGACCATACGTTCTCTTAGAATATCATCCAGGGTTGCTTCATCCCAACGTCTCCATGTCCAATCTGTGATTGGTCTGCGGAGATCGTACTCAGCCTTGATTGTTGTTGCCGGTATTAACCTCCACAATCTGTGTCTAAGTTCTTCTATTTCATCATCAATAGATGACGTAAGACTTCCATTTTTCGAGGCTTTGAGTAGGTCTCCCAATGACGTACCATATAGCTGAAGTGTTCCAAGTTGCTTTAATGCACCTGGATATCCACCAGCTACTGGAGCTATTGTCTGCATCTTGGCCGTCATTTCAATACTCTTAGCCATACGCTGCGCTACTACTAGAGATACATATCTCGGAAGAAGTGATATCTCAGTAGTGTCGATCTCAGACATTAGACTGTCTACATGTTGGGATTCTCTTACTATGAAAGTGCTTATCACTTCGTCAGAGAATCCACTAAAATAGCCACCACCATCCATCCTCACCATATCAGGGCTACAGTAATATGGATCATAGTATGTAGTAAATTCGTGCAGATATCCATCCCAGTTACCACTGATAAATGGTAAAGTATCAGATATTTTCACGAAAAAATTGAGATCGGCAGGCCACGATCCTGAACTCAACTGTATATAAGAACCACCACTCCACACCCCAGAAGAAATGGCAGCTTCCCATGGCCCAAGCGTGTATGTTCCACTTGTTGTGTAAGTGGCTTTATTATTACGACCACCGAAAATTGACTTTCCGGAGATAGAAACATAAGTGGACCAGTCTGTTATGTTTCCGCTTATTACATGATCGAAGTATATCGTAATACTTGTTGGAAATACATCGATCTCACCATACTCGGGTGTACAACTATCAACGGCAACCGTTGTGGATGTTGAGCTTGTTGGTTGTGGCCCGCTTTCTGTTAGAAAGCGCAAATCAAAATCTAGCGGAGCTAAAGCCCCACCTGATGCTCGCACTGGATAGTAATGATACGAAGTATTATCTATTGCCTTTTCGGCATCTATGTGAACTCTGTACCAAGTTGAATATGCGAGAGTTGTATCTGGAATCACATAAACAATGAGCCCAGATGATTGGGAATCCTGTGACCATTGACCTGAAACTAGTGTTATTCCATAGGTAGTCTGATTTACATCTTTATATAGTCGTATTGGACTATCTTCAGATTCCGTGTTATTATCGCAAGATGTATCAAGAATATAACCAAAGGCTAGAGTGATAGCCCCACTGATAGGAACACCGGTAGCATTCCCTGACGGGTATATACCAGAGACATAACCGCTGGGATATGCTTTTGGTAATGACATGTCGTTAGACTCCAGATGGGAGGCTCAAGTTTACAGTAAAGCTTGGTTCCGATGTTACTAATCCGGGACCAGCTACCTTTGGATGATTCTTTCTTTTCTTAATTGCATCAAGAACTGTCTTACGCGCATTGGGTTTAGACTTTTCAATCATCAACATTGCATCTAAGATATCGTTCCTGAAAATGTTTGTAAGCCTATGTTTGACAACAGTTATGGACCCATCTAGAAACTCTGTCGCTCTACGGAGTGTCTCAGCTGAGTCCTCTTTATTTATTGGTGTCGCTGTTTCTATTGCTGGAGCTTGATCGACTTTTTCATCTACAAACTTCAGTATTCCGTTTTTAATATCTTCCAAAATCACAGACCAGTTAGATACAGTTCTGAGCTGTCTTCGATTAACATCAAAAATTTCCACCATAGTTTCTGGTGGAAGCTCTGCGACAGTTTGATTTGCCGCGAACCTACTCAAACTGATTCCGCTAACAGAATCTTTATAGAATACATCTCTACCAGCTAATTGAACCTTTGGCATACTTCACTCCTGGTTGCGTTAGGGGGACTAGAAACTAGTCCCCCTAACTCTATGATACTTAGCTAATCGTAACAAGACCACTTGAATGAGGCATTTCAGCCAATGTAGCCTGGTTAACGTTCTCGAACACGTAATTGCGAGCAATAACGGCACCCTTAGCTACCATAATGCCCTTACCTTGTTCCAGAATGCCAAAGCCATACCATTCGCGAATCTTGAGACGCCGGATGTCACGAGCGACATCCTTCCACTCATCGAGCTTAACTGCGCCACGAGTAACTATAAGACCGCATCTTGTGGAGTCGGCCATAATCACATCAGCAGCGGGATATCCGTCTGCAGCCGTTCCAGTGTTACCCGGATCAGTATAATACGGAACGAAGTGAGAAACCAGAACCTTCATTGGAGAAGGCAGATACCGAGGAGGAATATAGAACGTGCTTCCCAGTGGATCATATGACGTTGAGAAAGGATCGATACCAGTCTTGTAGAAAGGAGCAGTTGTCGAAGTCGTGTTACCTGTTGACTTCGTTCTGTATCCCTTTCCACCAAATGGATCAGCCCAACCCTGCGAATATGAACCCTGTGGAAGTGGACTAGTAGTCACTCTAGCACCCGCAACAACGATCTCCCTGAGTTCTGGATCGGTGCCCCACATTGCCCACGCTAAAGGATGAATAAGCAATGTATCAGGAGTGAACCCCTGCATAAAACCTCTGGCATACAACGTATTCATATCATTGAACGTGAACGAACCGTTGACGCTACCGGCGATATTGCGGCCAGTGAGATTGCCATTAAGAGAAGTTACAGAAGAATCATTACTGAAGACAACCTCACCGTACTCCATGAGATGTTGCATAGCTTCCTTTTCCTTTGCGCGTGCCATTGCACGCCCAACGGTACGAAGCCACATCCCAAGAATGTCCCACTGAGAATTGTCGATTGCTTCCTCGGTTACAGCCAAATCGAGACCGTATTTGCGAACGCCGATTGTTACCATATCCCCCTCACCGAGGTTGATATTCACGATACGACCTTCACCACCTTCCGGCACGATACCGGCTTCTGCCGCACCTATTGATCCAATAGCGACCTGAATACCAGGCGTGATATTGTCCAATCTGATCTCTTGGAACAGATTATTGACAATCATTGTGTTAGGCTCAAGTGCCTCCCGCACAATGTAGGTAATAGTGTCACCGATGAATCTGGTCAAGTCAGATGTCGTAACCACATCCTTCATGGAGTATCTGTGGTTGGAATCTAACTGACCTCGGTTTGTGAACATATCGTAGCACGCGCTTCGAAGCAGAGCATCGTGCTCTGCTGTATGTTCCGGATGATGTTCTTTCAACTCTTTGTCATTCGGATTATAATCGAACAGAGCCTGGGGATTTTTCCCTTCAGCTTCTGGGAACGCGACATCTACTAAAAGATCCTTGAGTCCGTACATATTATTTATCTCCTTTACTTACGATACACAAAGCTGAATGCGAGCCATACCGAACACTCCGGACTTCACTGCCTGAAGCAGATGGTTCTTATTTGGAGCGACACCACCGAGCCCATAGTAAGCAGCGTCATACACAAACTGGTAGAGTGCGTTCGGCAAACCGAGAGTTTCCGTACCAGGCATTTCGGACCCAGGATAAGTATCTACATATTCCATATTGTGTTTCGGGAAGTTGAAGTCAATTTCAACCAACTTACCCACAGTCTGTTCTGTAAATACCTGCGGTGCGTACACTGTGCCTGTAGTAGTAATCACACCAGATACCCAACCAACAGTGCCACCAAGATTAGTAGCACCGGAGAATGGAACAAGTGTAGTACCAAGGCCAACACCGGATGTCAAGGTCACTGTACTGGTAACCGAATATTTATTAGCCCCACTGTACTGCGGAATGAATTTGCCGTACAAGTCGGACATAACGAACCCACCCTCTTTTGCATCTGCCACGCCAGAGATTGTGTACATAAACGCATGGAGATTTTTCACATCTGGATACGCACCGCTGGTTTCGGTTACCGACGCAGTTGATCCAGTATAGTATGCAGCACCAAAGGTATAACCATCAGCATGCAAAATACCAGACCAAGCAGCATCATTGAACTTGGTAGCATCTACAAATGGAACTGTGATGTATCCATCGGTAAGCACCCCCAGCCAGTTCTTATCCATTTGAGTACCATTTAGATACCTGCCATTAAGATCCTGGAAAGCATCCTTGTAAAGGACACCGATAGGACGATTAGCAGGAATTGTGACATTTGCACCACTACCAGTGGCCGTAACAACTGAGCCGTCTGGCTTGAATGTTCCTAAGGACACATCAGCGGCTGTATGGTATACTTTGCTTTCATACCCACCGTTTGCTGGTACAAGCAATCCGGCCATGGTATCTTCGTAACCATATGCAGAATTTCTGAGGTTCCCCGAAATTACAGCGCCAGTGACAGCATCAATCGTGATCGGAATCTTGGTTGCGTTGTTAGGATAATCAATCGTACCAGTCAATGAAGATAGTGCACCCATCACAGATACGATGGTCCCTTTGTTAAGGACGACACCCTCACCCGTGTTAACATCAATCCAACATACCGGAAGAAACTTCCAGGGCATCCATGAACCTGGGCGAATACCTTCACTGATTTCGATCTCATCCCGCAACGGAGATTTCTTATATCGATCAAGAAGCGCACGCAGCGGCGTTTTTCTCGCATAACCATTGAAACTTAACATCTTTTTTAACTCCTTTTTGTTACGTTGTCAGACGATACTTTCGTCTGAGTGATTGTACGCTAGCTGGTTGCTTGGCAAAGGATTCCGTAAACGGACTGGTATTATCCTTCTGCAAGCTATCAGTTATTGTTTTCGTGACGCCACCCGGAGCGACATCGGATATTGTCATGTTGATTACATTAGCAAGTTGCTCTTCAAACTTCTCCATCAACACTGCATAACTGCCAGTTGCTAGTTCTTCAGACCTTGCTTTTAATTCAGCTTCAGCCTTTTCGCTAGACTCGAATCTTTGAGGAAGCATTGAGATCCCTGCAACAAGTGAGGCAATCTTTTTGATAGCTTCATGTTCTGATGTTTTGGCTGTCTTTCTGATTCTCGAGATATCATCGCTTAGGGCAGAACCCCATTCGTGGAAAATGTTGACATTCTTCTCGGACTCTTCCAGCTCTTTTCTAAGTTTTTCTATTGCTTCGTTTTTCGCAGCCAATTCAATAATTCTGTTTGCCTCAGCCTCATTAAATTCTTTCTGCATTGAAGCGATTTGCTCATTGAGCTCTGTTATCTTTGCAATCATTTCTGCCATATTATCCGGAACATTGCATTCATATTCTTTGCTATTGCAGCCAAGACTCTTTGCTTTTCTACTAACACATGCAAGTATCTTAGCTTTTGTGGAATCTGATACCTTTGCTCTTCCAATGAGTCTTCTGGCTGCTGTGACATGGCTGTTGTGTACGAATATTCCAGCGTTTAGAGCAAAGTTTGATGTAAGTGGAACTTCCATATCATAAGCATCCGCATTACCTATCATATCTATGGCAACTATTTTATGATTAAATAATTTCTTTGCCATATGTTCTGTAATACCATAGGTTCTCTGTATCTCGGCTCTACTAGTTTCCCCTGCATCGATTTGTGCCTTTAGATCATCGATATCCTCTCCATGTGCATATATCTTTGCCTTAACTGGGTCGGTTTCTAGTGATAGCCTGTCAAACCACTGTCGAATAGTATATCTGTCGATATTATATTTCCGAGATAGTTCAGAATAAGACGAACCATTACAAAATTCATCATATATTGTATCCGGAGATATTTCGAACAAGTATTCGAAATACTCTGACATAATATTCAATTGTTTTGCAGTGGGATCGATCTTAATATTTGCTTTTTCTATCCACCGTTTTATAGTAGTCGGGTTTACTTTTGCAATTTCTGCAAGAAATTCCAAAGTCACACCAGCGGATAATGCGGTAGCAAAATCCATCAAAGTATATGGTGTGCCTGGTATAATGTTATTGGGATTTGACCAGTCGAATGTTCGTCGTCCTTTAGAGATAGAATCACTGTGTTCTGTGGATTTAACTGGATCACTAAGAACACTTGCCATTCTTTTCTTCATGAATCTCGAAGATATTTCGCGTTTTCTATCTGAAACTTTGTGGGAATTTTTCCTGTTCTCATTGTGCATTTCAAAATGCTCAGATTTGGTCAGAATTTCAATATTTTCTGGCCTATTATCTGCTTTGTTTTCATTTTTATGATGGGCAATCTGATCAGGAGTTATCGTAATTTTGTTGGTTTCACGCGAAACCATTCGATGTGTTCTTTCCCAAAATCCATAATATGGTTGATACACATGTTCATATACACCGGTTGTTGAACCATGCATGTTCTCTTTCTTGGTGTATAATGGCATCAGCGAATCACCAACTTTGAGTTGATCCGCTCTAACATATGTCATATCCCTTAGAAGAAATGGATGATTTCCCGTGCAGTCAACATGTTTACCATTATCTAGAGTGATACGATAAATGGGTTGATCTTTTACAGCCAGCCAAACTTTACTCACTTTTGCTGGAACTATTGATTTTTGATTCAAATCAAATCCGTAAATCCAGAAATCAGATTTTCCAACTAAATCTTCAATTTTTGCAGTTGTCCCATTGAGCAATTTGATTTCAGTGTCACCCGTTAAGCAACAATCCGGAACAGGAAAACTTCTGTTAGGTCCACAGAAAACGGAACTCTTTAGTTTCTTTCTCTGTTCAGCCGACAATTTAGCATCCGCCGCTTCCGCTTCCAGAATTTCCGATAACTCATCATAGATTCGATCTAACTCTTCGGCAATCTGTTTTCTCTCTTCTTCGCTATATTCCTCCCAATTCTCTTCCTCTTCCGTGTCAGTATCTATTTGGAATACGGAAGTTACTTCAGAGTCAATGTGTTCGAAATCAAACTTACCGTCTTCAGTATTAACTGCATCTGATATCTTTATACCAATTGACTGCAGAAGATCAGCTTCTGCAAATTCCATATTATCTACTTTAGCTTGTGTGTCTGCAGGCATGTTTACCACCGAAAGTTCTTTACCTTCGTATTCACCAATTGTCCAAACACATACCAGCTTCTTTTCTTCTTCTCCTTCGCCGACGGTATATTCTTGTCCGCGTACATGGGAGCACATCTCGCCACTATCTTTGGAGTTTTTGTTGCAGATATTACAAGTTACATCACTGGTTCTATATCCTATAGAAACGGTGAGATACCGCTTGTCTAAGAATTTCTGGATAGCATCTGGATCAGTAATGGCTGCCTTCATTCTAATCCAGCCATTTCCTCTGTCTGGTTCTTGTTTGGAGTTCGGCACCCACTCCGCTTCCATGATTCTCCCAATTGCATCATACCCGCTTGGATCTCCGCCGCTGAACATCCCAGGCCCGTCCATATGATGTTTGATAACTGGTTTGGGATAAGGTGCAGTCCAGCTTCCGGCAGATGCTTTGGCTTTTTCAGAATCATAGTACACAAAATTCTTGTTAACTTTGCCAGTATGTGAAGCGGCAAAGTTAACAATAAGGACCTTTTTTTGATCTGCATCTTTCATACTGTCGAGATTAGTCTGCATGAAGTCTGCTAACTTAATTGACTCGACTTTTGATATAGACTTGTCCGGGTCTATATTATAATTCTCTCTAATTTCTATCACTTGTGACCTCCGATATTAACATCTACTTCTCTAGGAATATAGATGTAAGTTGCGAAACTGGCAACTCTCCATCAAAAGAATTTTGTTTTACTTTAGAAATTTTTTCTCTTGAGAAGGTCGGTATCCTGTTTCTTATTATTTCCAAAGTATCAAAAAGTTTGGCCTCTTGTTCCATTACTTCTATCGATCTATCCATTTCAGTATCGAATTGTTGCAATATACTCTCACGTATAGGGGACAATGTATCAGTCAAGAACTTACTTAGAAACTCTTTCTCTGATGGTTTAATTGCAATAACTGTATCATCTTCAACTGTTTCCGTATGTGCAATAAACACTATCTGATCTATAAGCTCATCAACAATTGACGAAATGTCAACCCCTTTATCAAATATTTTTATTGCAATATTATTTAAATCGTTATGTTTAGACCCAGGACCGGTCTTCTTTCCATATTGATTTTTAGGGGTGAGTTTCTGTGTAGTCTTTGTATTTTTAGTTGTCTTTGCTCTGGAAATGTCTTTGGATGTTGGGTTCCCGGCCTGCATTTTAGCTTCTGCTTTATATCCTTCCAGAACTTTCTGGACTTTGTTTACGAAGAATTCATCTTCGTTATCAGCCGGATCATCTCCTATATTCATGAGAGCTCTATCTCTTTGTCTCAGATTGGCATTGTACATAGACATCTCATGCTGTTCAACTTTGATCTTAGCGTCCACATCGATTTCAGCGGTATACAGAGATACCTTATTCTCATCACTGATTTCCCAATTACCCTCAAGCAGAAGATTCTTAAGTTCTTTATTCCACGCATTGATAAATAATTTCTGATAGTATTTTACAGTGTGAATAACTCCTTCTGATAAAGTGGTAGCTGTTCCACGATTTGCAGTGTCTCCTTCTCCGAAATCAAGAGCAGATAACCCAAGTCCGGAGAACAAACGCTGCTTGAAATAATCGAGATACTCTTTGATATTAAGAGCTTTGCCTTGTGAACCTAGAACCTCAACCGTATGTGTCCATGGTAGAACCATCGCCCCATTCTGTGCCATATTAGAGATATTTGCTGTCATCTCATCTATCTCTTTTTGTAGTACATTGCGGGACTCTTTGTTACCAATAGTATACACATACAATGGCATACCTTCCTGGAATGATAGAATCTCAACAAGTTCTTCCATTCTTCTAAGGGCTTGTATGTCTGCTATTGATTGATAAATGAATGGAGTTCCATATACCGATCCCGGTAGTGGACAATCTTTAATGTGTATGATGTTTCTAGGTGGAAAATCTTGCACTTGATATCCAGGAACAGAGTATACCCATTTCTTGATTGACCCAGATTCAGATAGTTCTGGTTTTATGTATACAGGATCCAAAACAAAGTAACCAGCAACTGGATATCTTACACGACCAAATGGATCAGTGTACACCCTTCCGCCAGAAGCATTCGTGCTTCTCACTTTAAGGATGAACGCATTACCATAGATGAACAAGGATAAGGCACTTTGCACGACAAGCATATCAAATGAAGTTGCCTCAACTTCTTCCATTTGTTCGAAACGTTTTCTGATATACATAACTGACTTGGGGTTTTTACCAGTAAAAACAAATTCATTTCGTGTAAACCGCTCGAGGTATTTGCGTACTGCTCTTGAGAAGTAAGCTTCACTGTTAAACACCTTCTTTATCATACCAAGGTCCAGTGTAGCCAAATAGGTACCCGTGACCAATCCAAGTCTATCTGAGTTTATAGGTGGTTTTACAATTACCTGTGTAGATCTCAGCGGTTTGTTATCTGCATCGGTTACTTTACGTCGTGGTGGCATTATTAAACAACTCCCGCTTCCTGCAGACTTCTGATAATAGTCGTAAGATCATCCTGCGAAATGTTTTTAGCACAAGGACTTATGAGATTTGCTATACTAAGTATACTATCATCCGTTCCAAAAGAAAGACCTGTTGGTGTAACCCCAGTTCTGTTGTTAAGAATTTCTGAAGTTCTTGCGGGATTAACACCTAACCTGTATGTTAAGAACCTCTCCAATTCTTTATCAGTAGGATACATGGCATCTAAAGTTGCAACTAGTTTTGCAGCAGATGCTTCTGGTGATAATATATCATTTTGTCTCGCATACTCAAGTGCTAGTTGATTCACAAGATTCCTATGAATTTCCGATGGATCTGCCCCGGACATTATAGCTTGTTCCATTTCTCCCAGAGTATTCTCAGTGGCTGCATCTATAACTGCTTTTATTTCCTCATACTTGTTGGTATCGTATCTGCTTTTCTGTGCACATAGTTCTCCGGCAGATACTGCTCGAGCAAATGCATCTATCAATTTTAACATGTTATGCATTTTTATTCTTCTAACTACAATAGATAAACTTTCTTCCGAATCTGAATCATAGTAGGAAGTCATAGCGTCTCTGGCTGTCTGAGATGCACGTCTTCCAATATCTGATAGTGATGATACTATGAACTCTTCAAGTTCCACTGTCTTAAAACATCTTGCAAATCTATTGGAGCTAGTTAGTTCATCGAAAACTTTACGTATAATTACCATAGCAGTATTCAATAGAAACACTACCGCGCTATACTTAACCATATACATCATACTCTGTATGGCATTATTGAATGCTCTACCAAATGAATCTGCGGCTTTTGTGGACGCCGCCCCATCATTGGATTTTTGAACTTTTATTGATACTGGTATTCCAATATTTACAGCAATAGTCAATCCCAACTTTAATGCTGGAAGCATCTTATTCAAGTGGGTGGAGATCATCGTAAGATCGGAAACAAGACAACATATATCAAATATATCGTCGGATATGTTACGCAGAAATTTTAGAATATTAACCAGTTTTTGTTTCTTTTTTCCGAGTTTACTCAGTAACTCATTTTCCCAGTGCTCCAGACTTCTATTCCATAGAGCAGGGTTAACTATATAGCCTGGATATTGATCGCCCCCTTTAACATATTGGTAAATAGAATCCTTTCCAACAAGCCTCTCAAGTTCTGCTATCTTGGCTTCCAGTTCGGCTTTATGCTCTGGAGTTGGTGGTGGGGTTCCATTAAGTTCTCGTTTAAGTGTCTCTATTTCAGATGAAACCGCTTCCTCTATTCCTTCTATCTTGAAGTAAGTGGCAAACCCATCTGCTATTGCGCCGGCAGGTATCGGTATAGTTTTGCCTGCTATCTTCACTGAATTAGCTTGATTGATGGGCCAATCTTGAGAAGCACCCGCTTCTGCTTCGGCCTTCCAATATTGAAATTCATCCGATATTACATGTTTGGCATCACTTAATGGATTTGACCAAGCAGATTGAGATAGATTTGGATTGCCGATTGTTCTATCCAGATATGCCTGTTCGTTAGACCGTTCCCCGCCAAACGCTGAGGTTTTAGTTGACACTATAGTAGCACCAGCGTTCGTTCTAATATATCTTTCTTGTGATTCCAACTCCATCATACGCATTTTGTTGTTCCATGATTCTGATACTAACTCAGGTATATTCCCATCGAAGGAATTAGATTCCGCTGTCTTTGATATCTCATCTACGTAATCCAACAAAGTAACAGATGCTAGAACACAGTTCATGTTTCCTTTTTGATCTTCGTTCATTTCTGGAAATACGTCAGTTGGATCATCGCTATTGAGTTTTGTTATCAGCGGTTGCTTAAAATAAAGATTTTGGTTTTCTACGGTGATTACAATAGGATTTCCATAATTAGATGCGCCCCACAGCCCAAGTCTGTTTTCATCTTTAAGATTCGTAACGCGCAATCTGTCAGCTCGCCATTTCACTGTGGTGGTTTCGACTTGTCCAGGTAGTACTAACGCAATCCCATTTTCTTTGTTAGTATCTTCATTCAATGTATACTGCTTTGCGTCAAAATTAAATACCATGTTAGTTTGCACTATCCAACCATCTGGATATTGCTCGCTTAGACTGTCGAAATCGTCTATTCTCACTCCAGCGCTTTTCATATAGTTGGGATTGTTTCTATCAAATGAATCTATCTTCTGGCAGTATATAGCATAGCATTCTTCCACATTTGATGTGGATAATCTTGGGTCAGACATATCGAGTTTGCCATCAAGTTCTCCGCTATCTATTCCAGCTCTTATTGTATTTAATGCATCATCATCGCTTATAAATGGGATTCCTGTTTTCAGTTTATTTGCAACATATGTAATCAATG